AGACGTCAGAATGATCACTCAACATTCATTGGAATATCTCGTAACATTATCAAGATTTACTCAACAAGTCAAATTCAATATATTAAAACAAATGCCATTTTACGGACCAGGCTTCAATGGTGCAACACTGTCTAAAGTTTTGAAAGCCAAATACAAGACGTCAAACAATTTGAAAGTATTTGCTACTGATTTTTCTAGATTCGACGGTACTGAATCTTTAAGTTTGAGACAATTTGAAAAACAATTCTATAAATCGTTCTTTGCGCCTGAATACCACGAACTCTTAGATAAATTATGGAATGCTGATTTCAAAGCACAAGTACAAATAAGAGACGAAGATAGAAACACTTGGATATATTACACTGATGGATCAAGACAATCTGGGTCTGCGCTTACTACTGATGGAAACACATTAGTCAATGCTTACTCTATTTATTGTGCATTGAGATTACTAGGTCTGAGTGAGACCAACGCTTGGAAATTAGTATGCGCTAGTTTTTGTTATGGAGATGACGGATTAATTGTCCTAGGAACAAATGATGAATTTGTCGATCCAAATGATTTTGAAAGTGCTGTAAATGTTTTTGGACTCGAGTTGAAAATAGATTGCGCGGGTCAAGACCTTAATTTCCTCTCTCGCATGTTCGACAGAGATACGGGTGACTCTGTATTAGATTTGAATCGCGCGTTACCAAAATTGGCGGTGTACTACCTGAATGATCCTAATCATCGCTCTCCACAACAACAAATAGTTGATCGCGCTTTTGGTTATTTCGTAAATGATCCGAACCACCCACTAATTAAAGCATGGTTCGAAATAGTTGCTAGTGGATTAATCAATTCTGGACAAGCCACTAGTCCTGCTGAAATGTACGACGCTCATAATGAAAATGTTCTCAAAATTAATTTAGGAGCGTTCCCATGTAGCCCCGACTCACCCATCCTCTTGCGACATTTAGCTCAACATAATTTGCCTGATATTGATGTTATCAAAGATGATATCATATCTGGCAAATTGCTCGAGTACTAAATAACTTTCGGTCATTGTGTGGTTGACGTTAAAGAACACTCCATCTAACTAGGGATGTAAAACCTAGTCGTGATAATTATCAATTGACACGTTAAAATAATTGTGTCCAAGCAATCGGCATAAAATGAAATCTCGTAGA